GAGTTTATCCAAAAACTTTTTGAATTCATCGGAAGTAATATCCGAAGCTCCGATTAGGTCAATCATGATCCGTTTGATAGGATTCATCATACCTTCACCGAAGGCAGTTAAAGCAAACCGACCGGAGTCCTTAAGGGTTGACCACATACCGAGGGTGGTCTTAGACAACTTTTTCATTCCTCCGCCGAAGTTCTTTTCCAAAGCACGGAGGATTGCTTCTTGGGCTCTTGCTGCATCGATACTCAAATCACCGATTTTTGACATTTCCTTTTTTGTTAATCCGAGTTCTTTTCGAACGAGTTCCATCGGAATCAACAAGTTCTCGGTGACCTGTTTCAATTCTTCAAGGTTCAGTTTACCGATTGTACCAATTTGACGGAAACCGAGTAACGCCAGTTTCATTCCTTCTTGTCCGGCTCCGGTGAATCCGGCAGCATCCCCGAATGCCGTAAGAGCTCTTAGGGTTTGGTTCTGCATCTGAGCTACGTTAAGGCCCATACCTCGATACATACCCATAAGCCCAACGGACTGTTCACGGATAAAGGGGAACTCGAATGGAGTTTGTGCGGTAAATAGCATAAGTTTTTCCATCATTTTTTGGCCTTCAGCAGCTGTTTTATTAAAGAACTCCATAGCTATTGCCGCATTCTCCATTTCACCCGCGAGTTTCAGTGGTCCAGCTAAGGCTAAGGTTCCGGTGGCTCCCGCCCCAATCACAGTAGTTGGATTGGTCGCAGTAGAAAGGATAGACCTAATTTTTGCTGTGGCCTGGTCGTGAACTTTTATTGTTACGGTCCAGCTCTTTTTGGTCAACCCTATGAGCCCTTCTCGAATTACCTTTAACCCGGAGCTAGCTCGATCACGCAGAGAAATCGCGGGTCGGACTCTTAAACGGTTAAGAGCCTCCCCACGACGCCTCGTGAACTCAATCAATCGACTAACGCCTTTTAACCTGTTTTTTGCCTCATTATCACCGGAGACTCGAACGCCCAGGCGAATTTCAAATTTTCGATCCTCACCTGCCACGTTACTCGCCCCCTTACTTTGAAGATGGATTTCCTACGAGGTTCTTTTCTGCTTCCATCTCCAGCTCAGCACTAGCCATTAGAAAGAGCTGTTCACCGCGTGGGATTTCATTCCAAAAGACCCCCGGTCGTAAGTCGTGTTTTACCCACAGCCAGTGGATGATTCCGGCTAGGTGGCTGGTTTTTATGAGTTTTTTACTTCGGTCAGGTCCGTATAGAACCCACTAAGCTCCAACACAGTGTCAGCCAAGCTTGCAAGTTCTCCAGCCAGAAGAATTCGTTTAACTACTTCCTCGGCATCCGAAGCTTTGTATTTTGCCAGCAATTTTTGATCTCCCCAGTTGGGGGAAACGGTTGCGGCTACAACAAGTGCGGCGTTGAATTGCTCTTCGTCAAAGTTTTCAATTACTTTACCCTTTTTCTCTTTTCGGTAAGTACACATCTCCCGGATTTTGAAGACCTGCTTACCGGTAAGAGCTTTAAGAGTCACAGGAACCTTTGCACGGTCGAGCATTACAGTTTTTTCTGGCACGTCGTCTATAGCCAGCAACCGATTGAGCTTTTCCTCCTCAGAGAGCTGTTCAAATTTATTTTCCATAACTATCTCCTCCTTGTAATAGGGTTAATTAAATGGCTTCAATGGGGTCAAGCAATTCGTAACCCTCAAAGGTGATCGGAATCTCTTCGGTTACTTCTTGCCCAGCTTGCCAGTTTGCCAGAATCAACTCATCCGGCATAACGTTATCAACACGAATTCGTTCGAACCCGTAAGCTTCGGGGTCCTCCAGTTTGGAGATGATGGACATTTTCGAGAATCCACGCTGAAGCATATCAGAGGTTACCTTGAACCCGGAAATGGTTCCAGTACCTTTTTTAGATCCCCGTTTGTGCCTTACCCAATCATCTCCACTAAGGTTCAACTCAATCTTGTTAAGTTGAACCCGGAGCTCCAGACGGTTGACATTGGTTTGCCAAACCCCGTCGATGTAGCATTTTCCGAAAGACCCGTAAATGACGCGATTGGGGTCAAGAGTCATGAATTATACACCTCCACAAAGTGGATTATTGAACCGCAAAGTCGCCGAAGATTTGCTCCATGACGTCGGTCAGTTTAGCCGACCATTGGAGATAGACCTGATCAGGTTCTGGAGTAATCGTTGCCGTTTTTCCATAATAATCAGGATGCTGAACGATGCTGTAAGATCCAGGCTCGATTACTCCAGCTGCGGCCAGAGTAGCCATATACTCCAGTCCAGCCCCGATCAGAGCAAGTCGGCCTTCTTCGGTGTTGTTTACCTTACCGATGTAGGCAGACTCAGCCGTCAGCAGGAAATCTTGGTTGATGGCGTCCATAACGCGAATGGACCGAATTTTCTTCCAGGCGTTGTTTTGACCTTGACGGAGAGTTATCAGAGAGTTGATACCCTTCAGAACCTTAACAATCCGTCCGTCGTGGATGAACAGGAATACACCATTCTTAACCGCCGTTTCTTGTTCAGAACGAGTCCAACGACGGTTAACATCCTCAAACGGAGTTGCCGCGTAAGTAGTGGACTCGGACAGTTTTTGGCCCACAGCCAAAGCAATGGCGTATGCAGCGGCTTGAGCAGAGCTATATTCGACTCCATCCAGTTTTACGCCGCAACCGACGTTGATAACCCCTTCGTGGTTGAATCCGGCAGACCGGGCGGTAGCTTTATTTACAGCATCAGCTGCTTTATCGTCTGTAGACGATCCGCCGAGAGCAACGATAATACCCTTACCCTCACTACGAACTCGGTCTACCCAGGAAACCACAGAGGTGTGAAGAGCCGGGTCGGTTACGCCGTCCAGAGTCAGCCCATTAAATTGTTGAGTCTCAAACACCTCAAGAGCATCGGTGTAATCGGCGTTAACGACCCCAGCGATACCAGAATCTCCTCCGGAGAAGGACTGGTTAGTCACATCCTCTACATTTCCGTCGGCTAGCTTGGACGCCGTAAGGTACTTGATCGGATTGGAGTCGGCATTTACTACATCCACCAGGTTTTGGGCGGTCCCATCAAAGGTGAAGATCCGAAGAAGGGTGGTATTTTCATACAACTTCAAGTCTTTTTTGTTTCCGTCAATCGGATTAACAGCAACGGTTGCCTTGAATTTATTGCCGCGTTCTCCTTCGTAGTAAGCATCAAGCTTTACGAGGTTAGTAGAAGCTCCATCGTTCAAGGTCAGGGTAGCTTTAGCTGCGGAAGGACTAGCCAACCGATAAGCGAGTACTTTTTGAGGTTTGCCGAGCAGAGCTAATCGGATGGTGGTCCGAGCAGTTGCTCCATTGGATTCATCGTTGGTAAAGTAGTCGGTGATTCCGGATTCCGACGTAATCTCAACGAATTGGCGAATCGGACCCCAGTGAGCTTTCACTGCGGCAATTACAACTCCACGGGCTCCAGGTTGAATGGAAGCGAGGGCAGCTGCTCGGAAGTTGTTATAAAAACCGGGAAGTACAGGGAGGTCGGTAGGACTCCAGGTTCCGCCTGCCATTTATCATTTCACCTTCCTATTCAAAAATTTCTTGATCAAGGTTCGAAGTTCGGACACCGTAAAGTGTGTTTGTGTAACCCCATAAATAGCTCCATGAATTACTTCAGGCTTCACTCCGAACATTTTCTGGCTGTGAGGGAGCAATTCGGAAATATGGTATTTCATTTCACCGATTACTCCCCCATTTTCTTTCTCCTGCTCGGACTTACTCACGTTACATCACCCCCCTATTGAGTAATATCAGATTCAAGATTAATCCCGGAGATTATCGGAGCTTCTACTGTCGGTCTCGAAGTTCTTGCTGACAAGGTAACTGAAAGACGACCCGTATGAGCTCCTACAACCGTAAGATCGCCGTCAGCTGATACTACCCTAAGGTACCTTTTATTTTGTTGGTCAAGAAGGATTTTCAAGTCGGAAACCAACCTCTCTACAAGCAGAGTCGTTCCGGAGATTTGTTCATTCGGATCGTCCGAAACAACTTTAGCAGTAAACCTTTTTTCCACAACGAACCAAGAGGCATTGCCATCCATCACCCGGAAAGTATCTAACTCCCAGGTCACAGACGGCTTTTGGTTTCCGGCAAAACTTTTATACACGGTCCAATCTGGTCCAAGTATTTGAGAGGTCCAGTTTGCCAAAGCGCTCATCCAAGCATCTTGGACCTCAACTACCTTCCTTAAAATAACCGAAAATCCGAATAGGTAATTACCATTACGGTCTCGGTCGTGAATCGACGGAATTTCTTTTAGCTCGGCAGTATACAGGTTACTGCTCACTGAGATGTAAGTGGTAGTCGGATAAAGAAGGTAGTTGAGAATACTCCAAATTTTGGATGACCCCGGTCCGTGGTCCGTATTCCGAACTTGAATGAAGATTTCCCTCCACAACTCTGGAGGTTCTTCAATTAACCCTTGTCCACCGAGGTCGTATACAACTACAGCGTTAATCGGGTCGTCAGGAAGTACGTCCACGAAAAGGTCTTGGCCGATGGTTCCTTCACCAACGGTTTGGAGATAGAAGGCTATGTCCGTAGCAAACATGGCTAGAACCTCCTATTCAAAGCACGGTAGATTTCTGCCTTGATATAGTCAGCTCCATTATCAAGGTTTTCTTCTACTACTTCTCTCATCCAGGGCCTAGGTTTAAGGCCGGGGTGATTTACTTTTTTCACAGGATGCGGAAGTCCTGGCCAGTGCAGAGCCTTTTTCACTTTAGGGCGAATTACATAGGGCTTAGACCCCTCGTGAAGTGGCTCGGCATAAGGGGTATTGGCCACAAAGACAACGGCACTTTTCGGTCTCGGGACAACTGTGTGCATACGACGGAGGTGACCGGTACGAATCGGAGCTCGGTTGACCATTTTTGTCAGGAGTCCTTCAGAAAAATCCTGCAAGGCTTCCCAAGCAGTATTACGAATCACACGAAGGATGTCATCACCCTCGGGAAAGCTCATTTACCGTCACCTCCTTACCATAATTAGTTCCATCGAGACCAATTAAATTCTGAATGGAGTGGATTACCCAACTTCTTCCCCCAAAGACTAGAACCTCTCCGGGCTTTACATCTTCTACCAAAAAGACTGTAGAGCGAGAGATAAGCTCATTAACTTTTTCTCCAATTAGAACTTGGTTACGGGCTTCCCAACGAACGTTAATTGGAGTATCAATAGTGGCAGCTTTTCCTTGAGCATCTCTTGCTCCGGTAGGTTTTTTCCAGATAGCGGTTTGGGTGAGATATGGTCGAATGTTCATCTCATACCTACACCTCCGCCAATCCAAAATCTCAAAAGTTGCCAAGCTTCAGGAGAAAGAAATCGAGAGCTGAATGCCGTTGTTCCACCTTCTGCAGGAGAGAAGTATTCCTCACGAGTTTTCCCAATTTGGATAGACTTTAGTCCTGGTTTTGGCCCGTACAGTGAATGCTGATTCCCGGCTGAAGAAAGGATTGCTAATGCTTCTTCACAGCAAGCATCCTTTACTTCTTGAGGAACTTCAGTATCTCCATTCCGAGGAAAAGCTAACTCTTGTTGAGGATCGGTTTTTCGTCCTCTAAGAGGCTTTCGGTCAATGGATTTTGTGGCCATAACCAGGGCTTTTTGTTTATCCTCAGGAGAAGCATTAATCCAGACTTCAGAAAAAAGCCGTTCGGAAAAATAGGTATCGGCTTCTTGAACAGTTACATAAGCGGCCATCAAGGATCACTACCTTCTGCCGTAACGACGACGGCCAATAGGTTGAGAAGGAGTTTCTTCCTCTACATCTTCGTCATTATCCTCGTTTTCTTCCTCATCTTCTTCATCGTCGGAATCCTCATCGTTATCCTCAGGATCTTCGGGATCGGATTCATTAGACGAGATTTCCGGTCCCTCGATTTCCTCGAAGTCCGAGTTTTTGGACAGACGGTCACACAGTTCTCCTTCTTCTATGTGAAACTTGAGACCGGTGATTTTATTTCTAAACCATTTGGTCTTAACCATCTTCTCTTCTACCTCCTTGTTTTAGAAAAAGTAAAAAGGGGGTAGAATTAACTACCCCATTTCTTAAGACTTGTTCGCCGTCAGTACAGCGAAGCCTTCCGGACGAACTACTTTAGCTCCGTACAGATGCAATCCTTTAACGGCATCTGCGAAACGTTTTTCCGGACGATATGCTTCCACTTGATTGACCTGTTCAGCGTAGCTAATTGCTCCGGAGTATCCAGCCATGATCTTGTACTTAGTACCATCCGTATTCGGAACGTTATTGGACTTAAGAACCACGAAGCCAGCAGCTTCTCCGACACGGCCATTAACCAGTCGAGACTCACCTTGAGGAGTACCGCTCTTAACAAAACGATCGTCTTTGAGCATTTTTCCATGATACCACGGAGGTACAACTACCCAGCGTCCTTCTTCGGGAACATTGTTTTCATCCAAGATTACTGCCAGATCCACCAGGTATTCATAAGCCGTCGTATTGTCCGGAGTCACAGGAGAAGTGTCGTCTCCGACCGTGTTTCCAGCTGCTACTTCGGTATAGTGGCCGGCAATGAACTGGTCAGCGGTGTTCCGAAGAGCGTAGGCAGCTTCTGCCATTGCTTGTCGCATAACCTTCGGATTTTGTTGTGCTTTGTCCAGATCGTCAACTTGGAAGTTGAAGTACTTGGACTGCGTAATTTGCAAGGTCCGAGTGCTGTCAGTCAGCGTTTCAGGATCATCAATGTTGGTGTTACGAGTGTAATCTCCAACCGTCACAGCACCAATGCTGTTGATTTTAACGGTATCCCCGTATGCCGTGATTTCACCTTCGTAGTCACGGTTTACAACCCCTTCTTGACCGTAGACTAACGATTTTTTCAGCGAGATCAGCAGCTGAGCACTCCAAATAGTAGGGATAAAGTTAGTCAATGCCATTTACTGTTACCTCCTATTACTTTTTGTGGTTTTTCTCTAAGAAAGCCATGATCTCATCCATTCGTTTCTCTGCTTCTTCAACGCTCATATTTTTGATCGCCTCGAGCGTCAACAGGTCCTTTTTATCGGATTGGGAGAAGTCAGATCCGCCCTTGCTGGACGCTGCGGTCTGTTTCAATTCCGGAACTTCATTGAGGACTTTCTCGACAGCCAATTTTACGGCTTCCTTATCCACTACTCCGTTTTTGATCTCAATCTCCGAAAGGTCGGCCAATTTGAGCAGGTAATCAACTCGTTCCGGTTTGACTCCAAGTGCCACAGCTTGAAGCTTGGCCTCGGTTTGGATGAGAATTTGATTGGCCTTATCTAAGGCCTCTTTTGCTTGCTTTTCAGCGGCTTCTTTAGCTTCTTGGGCTTTTTGAAGATCAGTTTTGGCCTTTTCTTGGGCCTCCTTATGGGCCTCAATGATGGATTTCAAGGATTCTTCATTCTCAATTCCAAGCCCCTTCAGCATCTCTTTGAATTGCTTTTTGCCCTCACGGGTAACACGGGCCATAAACGATGCTTCATCGGGAAAGACGGCAAAAGGTTGGTTATTACCGGCATTTCCACCGCCGCCGTCAGCGTTACCTTTATCACCGCCGGAATTGGATTGATCCTCTTGGTTACCTTGACCATTATCGCCGCTTTGTCCTCCGTCGCCAGTACCTTCATTGAAGTACTGAAGATTAACGGGGAAAGGAAAAGAAAAAGTTTTCAATTTTTCCATTAGAATACCTCCCTTTACTTCCGGTATATTTTACGTGCATCCGTTAGCACCCTGGCATTTATAATGCGCCCCAGTGGCGCGCTATACTAAGGGTAAAATCGAAGGACCTTACTTCACCGCCACCTCCAAACGGCTTTTCAGGTATAATTTATCCGACCTTACCCGTTAGTTCACGATAACGAGCATTCCATTCAGCCAGCTTGGATTTTACGAATTTCTTTTCCTCAGAAGTCACAGCTACAGCAAGACGTTTTTTCCATTTACGAATCATTCTTTCTGCGTGTTTGATCTTCTGTAGCTTTTTATACCCTTCGGGATCCGGAGTTCTTTTAGGAACTTCTGTAACCCCTTCAATATATGCAGAAATAGCATGCTTACAGTTTGGATGAAAAAGTCCAGCAGCTGTTGCCTCCGATAAAGATCGGTATCGTTGGTCTTGTCCAGAGGCACTCAGGATTTTTCCTTCCCAAGGACGACAGAGGTCACACTCTCCGAAATGGTCCGATACTATCACGAGATCGTGGTTTCTTTCGGCCAAACGGTCTATCGTTCCTTGAGTAGCAGCATGTGCCGTGGAAGTTCTTACAGCCATCTCCACATAAGAGGCAATATCCCAGTGTCTTCCGGCTCTGTCACGGAATCCAGATACTCCTCGGTCGGCGAATTTGTTGATAGCATCCTGCATAACCTGTTTTGGCGTTTGAGCCCCGGATAAGGCTCCAGCTGCCACTTGTGATACCACAGACCGGTAAATATCCTCGGTGCTTCGAAGGATCATCAAGTGACTTTCAGATATTTGATTTATTGTCTTTTTGGCTAATGCCGAGAGAGAACGAGTCTCAACCAGGTGGAAAGCTATCGAGGGATCATCAAATTGTTCGCTAACCGCTTCGGCTATCCTCCTGACTTCTTCAAGTGAGGTCGAACCAGTGATCCCCTCGAGATCCTTATCAACGGATCGTTGTCCATTGATGTAGGCTTGTGAAAGGGCTTTAGCCACTTCCACGTCTACTCCTCTTTCGAGGTCTTCGAGAAGTTTTTCTACATCTCCCCTCAACCTCCTAATTTCAGCCAACCGTTTTGACATCCAGTCGGGACGATCAAGACCCTCAGAAACTCGCTCAGCAATCATTTGGAGAATCTTTAGTTCTAACTCAAAATACATCTCCCTTAGCTTGAGAGCGAGTTCCCTTTGATCTCCTGGAGCAATTGCCATGACCTGAAACCCTCCTTAGGGTGGGATGATTCTTTCGGCTCACCCCAAGCCGCCACGACCTCTTCCTTACCTGCTGTGGTCACAGGTGAGGAGCGCTCGGGACTAGCGATCTTTACCCCTCTCGCCAGCGATGAAACTCCGAGTCTTGGGGAGGAAGAGGGTGAAGGTTTAACCTAAACTGGCAAATCGTCTGTTTCGGTGGTCATGATACCTTGTTCTTTAAGAATCTCCTCTGCTTCTTTTTCCACCTGCTCTTTGGACCAATCCGGGTGAAGCAATTGGACTTTGGTCTTAACAGAGGCTGCTTGAGCCCTATTTATCAACTCCACAGCAGTAGCCAAAGTAGTGATGTCCGGAGCTACCGAGTCGTTAAAGGCCACAGTCGGACGATAGACCGTGACTCCAGAGCGGAATACCTCTCGGTCAAGCTGGAGCATCATGTGAAGTACGTCCTCAATGGCCGGTTTGAAATACCGCTCCTTTTTCGCTTTTGTCAGAAAGGACCGTCGTTCACGGATATTGAGAGCGGTGCCGGACTCAGCTCGTCCTTCGATTTTAAGTCCAAAGCTTTGCGGGGAGTATCCGGCATTAGTAATAATACGGTCCATTAGCTCTAGAGCCGTTTTCTGGTGTTCTTCTGTCCGAATAGCGAATTGATTCATAGTGATCCCGGCTTTGTCAGATGAAAGCGGGTCTGCATTCACTCCAACGAATACCTCTTTGTCAATGTCAAATTTGAGAGATCCATCTTCTCCTTTGGTCAACCATTGCTCCGGTGCGATGATTCGAGCTTTGGCCAGCCGGATGTCACGCATCCAGGAGGTAAATACCTCGTCAAGAGCATCCATCAGACCTTCATTCCCGGAATAGTCGCTCATTCCGAGAGGAGATCCACGGAAGCGACGATTGGGTTTGATGTTTGGAATATACCTGACCGCTACTCCTTTAATTCCGGTATGAATCACATCCTCAAGATCAGCGGTTGCTGAGTGAGCCGTGAGTCCTACTCGAATTCCTAGTTGATCCCTGGTTCCTTTGTAAAGACCGTTGAGGATTACACCATCTTCATGACACTCTAATAGCCTCCACACAACGTCGTCATCTTCATCGATAACTTTCCAGAAGATAACACTAGTAAGAAATCCCCATCGGAATTGAGGAACCGCCGTATCGGCTTGAGCTACCGAAAAGATCGGGAATGGGGCCAATTCTGTATCCCAATTCGGCTTAATAAAGACCCCTCCAAGAGCAGCACAGGATTCGGCGGACTCGATAAGGCGATTGACAACTCCTCCACTTTCAATAATTTGATTAAGACGATCCTGGGCCTTTTTTGCGTCGTTAGAGGATTTTTCTTCATGAGCTTCAGGAATAATAAAAGAAGGAGCCTCACTGAACAACAGGTCAGAACTTAATGCAGCCAGGTCTCCGGCAATCGGTACGTGGATCATTACCCTCCGTTCTTCCTTAAGCTCCGTAGCCCAAAACCGTCCTCTTGGAGTCCCTCCCATAAATGGAGCAGACGGATTGTAGAAAAAGTCTCCGTAAGGACCGTAAGCTCCAGGAATCAAGGAGGAATATACTGCTGCCAGTCGGTTCGGATCACCAGAATACCAGGCATCATGCTCGATATATAAATTGTAGACCTCTTCCCATTCTTTCGGAGGCCATGACATTTTCGGATTCTCAGGAAGTGGCATACAATTTACCCCCTTGTAGGGTGAGACCGACTGATTTCAGTAGCTCCTGAAGTTTCATTTCCCACCACTCACGATACATTACTTGTTCTTCTAGAGTAAGCTGTAAGTTATCCACCGTTTGTTTCCAAGCAAGAGTTCTTGAGAATAAGTCCCAAGTTGGTGGAAGATTATTATCGAGAAGATAACCCATTTGTTTAGGAATAGACAGCCTAATAATTTCCTGTAACCGATTGAAACGAAGAATCTTTTCATTATTAAGAAGAACTACTTCTACTGCCTCCACGGTTTTGTCCATTTCTGGGCTATGGATGATGCGGTCAAGTTCTTTTTGATATTCCTCGCGACAGGTGTTACAACAACGAGGAGTGCTGTATCTTTCTTCTTTTGTCAACTCACCGTGGCAATAAGGACATTTCCACAGATCCTCGTCATCGTAATAGTAGGAAGAATAATTACTCATTGTTTTTACCCCCCTTCTCTTCTAACTTTTACCAAAGAAGCTGACAAAATATCGATAGCCAACTCCATGAAAGCATGCTCTAAGGAATCGCTCGAAATTTTGTGGTTAAAGGGAGCGAAATGCAAATGGATCAACTCGTGAACCAAAGAGTGTTCTTGATCAAGAGGAACCATAAAATCCGGTTCATAATCCACAGAATCGAGAATCTTGATTGAAGCCATCTTTGATTCTAGTTGCCAATCAACTTGTCCAACACAGTTTTCTCGCATTTCCCATTTTCGAGCGATTCTCGCCTTAATAATCCAATCTCGCAAACGAAGTTGTTCTTGCCAATATCTTAATGACTCTTCAAGCTCCTCTTGAGATTCGAAAATCATGCCGCGATCCCCCTTCTTTGCCAAATTTGGCGAGTACTGTTGGCAATATATCGGATCGGGTCCATCGTATGGTCATTCTGTTTAATCGGTTCGTCCTCTCCACGTTCTTGAGCTTTAGGATCCCACACGTAAGAGGAGATTTCTTGAAGAACATTTTTGCATCGTTTGTGAACCCGGAAACGGTCATTGGATATAATGGAAGAAACGAGTTCAATACCTCGCTTAACCGTATTGTCGGCTTTAACGAGATTTTTAACTCCGTCGTTCCACAGTTCCAGGATAAACCCTTCAGCCGAAGGATCAACGTAAATGTATTCAGGCTTGATTTTGTTTCCATATTTATCAACCTGCTTGTCCAGCCAACTCCGAAAATCTCTTCGGTATTGAGACGGTGATTTTTGGCGGCCGGACTTAACCCCGGAGTGATAATACTCATCGATGATGTAGAGACGATCATCAACACCTAAACCGGCGAGAATAAATGCCGTGGCGTTTGACGTACCATAGTCCACTCCTACCCAGTATCTCTTCATGTCCGGAAGCTGATCAACGACATGGTTGATATGGTCGAATTGGTCGTAAATAATACCCTCGGCCATAACCCACAGACCAAGAATGTACCGTTGATAGAACACACCGGAGAACATCCTCTTGTAGCGTTCCTTGATTTTCGGGCTCAATGCCGGATTATCATCAAGGGTAAAATGTAAATGAAGGATGTTTTTCTCTTTAGCCTGATCTATATAATCGGTTTTCAAGTAGTGGTATGGTCCTGCCGGGTTGCAGTTCATCCAAATTTTAGATCCTTCCACAGAACAACGACCGATCGCCTGATCCACAAAGGATTTAGGCATTAAGGCCGCTTCGTCAAGTAGAGCCCCAGCCGCTGTAAGACCTTGTAGAGTATCTTGAGATTTTTCATTGTTAGCTCCGAAAAGGTAATAGATATTCGATCCGATTTGAATATGAGGGCTGTCGGAGCTTCGAATATATCGGTAAGGAATGCCCTTTGCCGCCAGGATTTTTTGCAACGGCTCGATAACGTTACGTTTAAGAGCACCCATCGATTTACCTGCTAGAATAAACTGCTCGCTTTGAAACCGAACTTGAGACCAGGTGATAAAACTATCGACCATGGCCACCGTTTTCCCAGCACGAATCGATCCGTCGGCGATAACCATGTCTTTATTACGATGAGGAGATTTATCGGTCCACCAGGTGAGAAGCTTCTTCTGTTTCACAGAGAAAGGCTTCCATTCGAAAGCTTGGACTGCATTACTCGTCCGAGCCATCGTCCTCATCCTCCTCATCTTCCCAAACATCCTCAGCAGTTGCATTAAGAGCAGCAATGTAAGCTGAAATGTCCGGGTTCGACGGACCTTTGTCTTTCTCCATCTCGTAAAGTTGGCTGATCAGTTTCGCTTTAGTGGCCTGCACCCGGTTTAACGCTTCCTCGAGCCGCACGATCATCGTTTCTGCGGTCTCTTTGTCAATCTCTTTGTAGTTAACTTCGTAACCCTTTTCGATGCCTCGCTTCGTTTTCTTCTTGGTCATCAGCATCTTTTTACCATCCCGGAGGGCTGCGATCCGGTGCAGCATACGCCTTTCACGGATCTCCAGGATGAGTAATTCGTTTTGTACTTGCTTGATCGGCGAGAGGTCAATTTCATGGATCATTCTAGCTTCCTCATCATCGAGGGCATCGAACCAAATAGCCTCTCGAAGTCCGGTTTTGACTCCGTTTTTATTACCAATGAGCTTAGTTGGATCTTTCGGACCAGTGTTCTTTCCGCCATGTAAACGGCAACGACCATTCGCCATAGCAAGATTTCGACAAGGCCGGCCATACCGCTTACTTTTGGCTCCACACAGCTGATAATCGTCGAGACTAGCCATTTTACATCATCCACCACCTCGAGACTGGGGCTTTACGAAGGCGTTCATCCCGGGGAAGCGAGCACTAAAAAATTCCGGTCGTCGCCGGGATGCTACCTCAGAGAGCTTGCCCTGAGACTGTATTTTTTCGTTTTTCACACCAGCTTCCAATTGCTATTATAAAGGAGAACTTTCCGTTTGAAAATGGGTTCTTCGGAAAATTTTGGTCACACAGAGGAGAGAGGGGATTTAGAGTTCTCCCTCAATTTTATCGTTATTGTTTTTGTTTGTCTTGGTCGTCTATCCGTTCTACGTTGATAATGTCTTCGAGGTGCCGAGGAGAGAGCCGACGAAACCGTTGGAATGCTCCTCTTGCGGTTTTCGGTCCTTCGATGATTTTCTTGTCGTATTTTCCGGTGTCTCGGTTGAGATAAGTTACTTCCCATTTCATTTATTATCCCCTCCTTTATCCGTTTACAATTATATTATACCAGAGACTCTAGGGATTGTAAATGATTTACCACAGAAAAAAGGAGGAGGATTTAACCCCCAATTGTTAAGCATTCAAACGTTTTCGCAGCTGTTCCCTTTCTTCGATTAGCGCTTGATTTCCGGTTAGCATAAACTCCTGCAACAGTTCAAAGGCTTTTAGCGCAATATCCAGATCTTGTTTTTGAATTGCCTTTATTACGAATGCTGCGAAATGCTGATTGTCCCTCTCTAACTCTCCATGAAGCTTTTCCAGAAATTTTTTCACTGGCTATCACCTCAACAGTTTGCCACAGAACAAGAACCCCGGGTTGTTGTCCGGAGCTCTATTTTCGGAAAGGGGAAGTTAGAATTTTTGATGCGACTGACGAGATTTGATTAATTTAGATTAAGCGGACTCTTCTTCTTGCTTTTCCTTCCAAGCTTTTCGGATCTGGGCCAGTTCCTTAGAATCGGCATCCCATTCGTACTTGGCCCGAGGACCGAACTTACCTTCAGTTCCTTCTACTGCCGGAGCTTTGAAACCTAGGCTCCGAATGAATGCCCGAACTACCCGAGCTTCGACGCCGAATTCTTCGGCCAGGTCTGCTACGGTAACGATACCGTCATCGGAAGCTGCTTTAACTTTCTTTTCCTTTTTGTCCTTTGCCATTGTGGACTCCTCCTTTAGATTTTTGTGATTTGTTAGTATTATAGGATGTTACATTGATTATTATACCTACGACTTTATGATTTGTAAATGGGTTCCGACGAATTTTTTGGTCAAATCATTTTGGGACTGCTAGTTATTATCCTCTTTTCTTGGTCACTGGATCGTACGGCTCCTTCTCACAGGTCTTGCAGATACCATTAGCTTTAATCCCCTCGATGTTTCTCCACCCACCACACCGAAGGCATTTATATTTAACTATCTCGAGGTCACGGTGAGTGAATACTTTAGACTCCACAGGAACAGTGAATTTGTTGGGATCCGAGACGTTTTTCGGTGGCATTAGAACCGTTTCCTCCCTTTCTCAATGTCTCTCTCTAGTTTCTTGAAAAATTCCGGATTTTTCCGGTGCGGGAATCGATTATCCTTCATTTGCTGGGGACCGAACGTCTTGTTAGTACGGTCAGCTTTCTCTCCCCCACCTCCTTTCTCGCCTCGTTTTAGTTCTTCAAGATACGCTGCGTAAATATCTCTATAGACCTCTAATTCCATTTTCTTGAGCCTATTAACAGCCCTACGGTTCACTTTATGGCGTACCTCAGGATCCTTCTCCCGAGCATACTTGACAATAGATTCAAGAGTTTCTTTCCACTTATAGATTCTTTCTTCTCGAGCCCAACATTCTCCGTCGGACCACAGATGGAATAATTCGGTGAAGGCCTCGCATTCTCCAGTATCCGGGTCGTACTTGAGGCACCCGGTGCAATATTCTTGAGCCTTCTCGAGATCTCCTGCTTTATGTTTTTTCCTTCGAGCCATTATGTACACCACCTCCTAAGACAATAAGCAACTATTCAATTTTCCGATTTCTCCTCTTTTTTGCCAAATAGCCTCTCCTTTGCCCTTTCGTAGAGAATGCGTTCGCGGTTAATTTGTGCTTCTTTCTCTTTTTCTCGTTGAAGGTGTTTTAATGCAATTTCAACCAAACGTTTATCCATATTGCCCTCCTTTTGATAGAATGTAATAGCCCGTGTATCTCCCTAGGATGCATTTGATATTATCATACCATAAACTAAACAACCTGTTAATGGGGAATATTCTTCTTCGTGGTTGCTATAGAAGAATTTTCCTTAATATATAGCACAAAGGACACATAAAAAGGAAGGAGGATTATTTCCTCCCTCTTCATCCGATAAGTTCAATCTTTTTGAGATACTCTATTCCGAGGATGAGTTTTCCGACATGTCGTGACTGGACAAGAAAAACGGCTTCGTCGATATTGTCGGTTTTGGTTAGGACATTTGCTGGTCCGAAATCGGTTTTTATGGACCACAGATGAAGGGTTTTCGTTTCCTCAGAATTCGAGAGAATGTAGTCAGTTAATTCGATAATTCGTTTGGCAGCTTCAACATAGGGACTTGAAGAACGGTAATCTTTGAGTCATTCATATTCGGACCTAATTTTAAGAATATCTTCACGAGTCATTTCTTTACCTCCTTAGGCTCCCAAATAAGGTTAACAGTTACCGTTTCGGGTTCTTTCCCGGGCTGGACCTCAAATCCTTTTAGTTCGAACCATTCATTGGAAACTTCGTCAAAGACTCTTACTGGACCTTTATCTTGAAGATAAGCTTGAATATGGTCGTTTATTGCTTTTTTAAAATCTTCTAAGTTTTGAGAAAGAATCGGAATTGGGGGCCCTTTTCGATCACCCATTTCTCAAGGTCTTGTTTGATTTCTTGAACCTTTTGGTATTGACTAAATTTATCATCAGTCTTGGATTGCTCATGCTTAAGAATAACCTCCATTATCTCGTTGGCATATGGCTCGTCTAGATTTATAATGATATACCTCGGGTCAGGGTTTCGTCCATCCTCCTTCCTAATTTTCCTAACTAGATGACACAGAGTATCCACAGCTTCAGCAAGTTCCGGCCGGATCTCTAAAGCACGGTCGAGGTCAGACCGTTTAATAACCAAAAATTTAATTTCCATAGAAGGTATCCTCCTTAAAGAAATATCTGCCTCCAATTAGGATTTGATCTCCAAGGTCTACGAGCTAATCCTGACTTTAAAAACGGTTGAATGTCGAGTTCTTCAGTAGATTTTGGTTCATCAATCACCTCCTCGATGTTGGTCATACCGAACTTTTTCGCTTTCTCTATCGCCTCCTCTTTAGTTTCTGCACGGAATACTAAAATGATACCCTCCTGTCCACGGACGTCCCCACGAAGGCGAAATCTATTCACTTTTTGTTACCCCGATAGCAATTAGAGTATGCTATTAACGTAGCTACTACTGCTAATACTATATGAGTAGAAAAAACACCGAGTGACCGAACAAGTGGAGTACGTACCGCGAAAAGAGAATCTAACCACAGAACCCCTTTGGCGAGGTACCAAGCAATAAGGTTTAGGAAAACGGCCCAGGCAATAAATACTAAAGCTTGTCCAATTTTTCTCATTAAATCACCTTCGCTTTCTTGAGCAATTGGCGAATACGGACCATTGCCGTTTCAGCTTTGACTTCTCCTGATTCCCAGGCTTTGAATACGATCAGGAGTTGTTTGACCAGTTCTTGCACGTTTCATTCTCCTTTCTCTTTACTCCATTGGTTTTTGATAGGCATCCAGGATTGGTAAAGACAAAACACAGATGATAGAAATAGTGAGGCTCCTACGATCTCTCGCGGTACTATCCCTCCTTTAATAAAGAAAATAAAATTGGTTCCATAAATGAGTCCCGCTAGGACCATACTAAGAACAAGAATCACATAAGCCCAACTCGCAGGAGACTATTTTTC